GATCTAACCCTTGCAGACTTGCAGAACCTGCTCGATCTGCTGGATGCAGCCGAGCGGATGTCCCTGGTGGTCTCAGGCATTCACAACGATGGCAAACTGGGAGATCTCCGGGAGATGTTGAGGAAGACGTACCACACTTTGCTCGAGAAGAACTTTGGAGACGTGTTGATCAGGGAAAGGAGCGGGAAGACCAGGAGGTCCTCTCGACGTGATGCAGATTGAGCTCGAGATTCCGTATCCTGTCTCGGTCAACAGCTACTATCGTTCCGTCAAGGGCCGATCGATTCTCAGCAAGCAGGGCCGGGACTACAAGAAACACGCAGCCCAGTTGGAGCACTTGCGAGGAACCTTTCCGGAAACACAGCGTCTCAAGGTAGTGATTCAGTTGTTTCCGCCAAGCAAGCATCGCTCAGACCTGGACAACTACGCCAAGAGTGCGTTGGACCTGATGCAGGATGCAGGAGTTTTTGTGAATGACAACCAGATTGATCACCTCGTGATCAGACGCAGATCAGTCCTCAAGGGGGGCAAGGCGATCGTCACGATCAAGGTGATTGCAGAATTGGAGCGTCACGAGTAGCCCGGTTGTCTCTGAGACACCTCGAAGTGAGGCCACTAAGGACGCTGGACCGGGTCAATCAAAGCTATGCGGAGTGAGGAGCAATATTCAGACGCTATCGGCCTCCTCGTAATGAGACTCCAACGCTGCGCTCCAATCACACAAATGAGGGAAAGACTGTTTTCTCGGATTTCCGAGAGGTAGAGGGGTCTACCTGTAGCTTGAGCAGTCTTGCCCTCACCAGACAAAAAGGCGAATGAGCGAACTAGCAGCCAATATTCTTGATTTCCAGAGACGCTACCGCACCGATCCGGTTGGCTTTGTTGAGGAGGTGCTTGGGGTCACCCCACAGCCTTGGCAAGCCTCTCTGCTGAGAGACGTTGCCAATCCCGAGATCAAGGCAATCTCAGCAGTCAGCGGTCACGGAACTGGGAAGAGTTCTGCAGCCTCCTGGGCGATGATCTGGCATATTTTGACGAGGTTCCCCCAGAAGACCTTGGTCACAGCCCCAACGAGTGGACAGTTGTACGATGCCTTGTTTGCCGAATTCAAATCCTGGATCAAGCAACTTCCGGAGGTGTTACGGGAGCAGCTGAGTGTCAAGAGTGATCGAGTCGAACTGGTCGCCTCTCCGAGTGAGAGCTTCTGTGCAGCCAAACTAAGCCGTCCAGAGCAGCCAGAGGCGCTGGCAGGAGCTCACAGCACGAACATCCTGTTGATTGCCGATGAGGCTTCCGGAGTCCCGGAACAGGTCTTTGAGAGCGCACTGGGTTCAACCTCCGGGGAGCATTCGACGTTCCTGCTTCTTGGAAACGGGGTCCGTAGTGCTGGATTCTTCTACGACACGCACCACAGCCTCAAGAAGCACTGGAAGACCTATCGGATCAGCTGTCTGGACTCGCCTCTGGTGAGCGAGTCCTACGTCGAATCGATGAGGATCAAGTACGGCTCAGAGGACAGCAACCAATTTCGTGTCAGGGTTCTGGGTCTCTTCCCGAAGAGTGATGACGATACAGTGATTGGGATGCACGAAGTGGAGCTTGCCAGGCAGCGGACGGTGTACCAGCCGAGAGAGACACCAATTGTGATTGGGGCCGATATCGCCAGGTTCGGAGATGATTCCACAGTGGCAATCGTCAGACAGGGCCGCAAGGTTTTGGAGGTCCACAGCTGGAAGAAGCTGGATCTGATGCAGACAGCAGGACGGTTGGTGGATCTGTACCAGCGAGACTGGTATCTGCCGATCGAGGAGATTCTGATCGACTCAGTAGGTCTTGGATCAGGGGTACTGGACAGATGTCGTGAGCTCGGGCTCCCGGCTCGTGGAGTCAATGTTTCCGAGAGTGCCTCAATGAGTGAAAAATACTCAAATTTACGGGCAGAGCTTTGGTTTCAGCTGGCGGACTGGTTCAAGGGAGAGGTCAGCATTCCTGATAATGAGGATCTTGTCCGGGACCTGGTAGCAACCCGCTACAACTATCGCAGCAACGGAACCCTGGCAATTGAGTCGAAGGCAGAGACCAAGAAGAGGTTAGGCCACAGCCCGGACCTGGCAGATGCTCTGATGATCTCAATGAGCTCACGGGCAATTGATGCCAGAGGACAGTATCGGAGACATCGAATCAAACGCAACCGAGCAGCCGTAAATGTGGTCTGAATGAGCTACAGCACTTACTTCCTGGTGACCTGGACCTGGACGTGTATCCAGGCAGTCATTCCTTCAATGTTGCAGCACTCTCCGGAGCCGATCGCCAGCCAGTACGCACTGCAGCAGTGCAGCTGTGTGATTGACAAGTTTCGCGAAGCAGTCACCGAGGAGGAGCTCAAGATGCTGACAGTGGAGCAACGTGGAGAAATGGGAGAGTTTTACGCCAGAGTCTGCACTGGTATTTCAAAGGAGAGCTAGATGAGCATTACCTATCGTGGAGAGACGTTTAGTGGAGTAAACAAACCGAAACGCACACCGAATCACCCGAAGAAAAGCCACGCTGTGCTAGCCAAGGAAGGCAACCAGGTGAAGCTAGTCCGATTCGGGGAACAGGGGGTAAGTGGCTCCCCAAAGAAGGAGGGGGAGAGTGAGAGCTACCGCAAGCGTCGAGAATCATTCCAGGCAAGACACGCCAAGAATATTTCCCGTGGGAAGATGAGCGCAGCCTACTGGGCCAACAAGGTAAAGTGGTGAACAATGGCAAAACCAAATCTTTTTGACAACATCCGAAAAAAACGAGCTCGTATTGCTGCAGGCAGTGGGGAGCGGATGAAGAAACCAGGCGAGAAGGGCAGACCTTCCAACAGGACCTTCAAGATTGCAGCTGCTGGAGCAAAGAAAAAGAAGTGACGGAATTACCAGCCCGAGCTCCAAGCTCGGTCTATTTTGCTAATCTCCAACGAGAGAGACTGATGTACGGAAAGAAGCACAGTGGAGCAATGGGATCCTATAAGAAACAAATGGGCGCATACGGCAAGAAGAAGAAAAAATGAAGAACCAGGTCCACTATTTTAAGGACGGGACCAAGTTTAGTGGAGCAACTCACAAGATGCCAAACGGAGAGCTCCACTCCGGAGCTCGTCACGGTCGCAACTCGGAGAGAGTCTTCCACTACAAGGATCTGTCAGCATCCGCCAAACTGAGAGCCGGGAAAAGCAAATGAGCAGTGCAAACGAACTGAAGCCGATGAGCATCGAGGAGCTCGAGAGTTGGGTCCAGGCTGCTCTGACAGATGCAGCCGACTACACCGATCACACTCGATCGCCTCATTCAGCCGAAGCGATGAGGTACTGGCTGGGACATCCGTTTTCAGAGTCAGGGCATTCTCCGAAGGAGGAGGAGAACAGATCCCAGATTGTGGATCGATCGCTTCACGATGCAGTCAACCAGGTCCTCCCGGCCTTGATGAGAATCTTCTTTGGGTCAGAGAAGGCGATTGCCTTTACACCCCGCAAGCTCCAGGACGTTGAGGTCGCAGAGCAGGCCACAGACTTTGTCAACTACCTGTTCCGGGACAAGAATCAGGGCTATCGGGTGTTGCTGGATGTTTTGCAGGATACGTTGATCAAGGGAACCGGAGTCGCCCAGGTCTTCTTTGATGAGCGGACCGAGTCCCAGACGAGGGAGCTTTCCAACGTATCAGCTGAGGCGTATCAGTACATCGCCCAGCAGGGGATCTGGCAGATCATCAACGCAGAGCAGAATGAAGACGGGACCTTTGAGTTGGATCTCTCAAAGGAGGAAAACACAGGCGAGATTGTGATTGAATCCGTCCCTCCCGAGGAGCTCCTGATTGACCGCTACAGTGTCAGTGAGGATGAGACCAAGCTGATTGCCAGACGCCAACATCTACGGGTATCAGACCTGATCGAGATGGGATATCCCCTGGAGAGCTTCCAGGACTATATTGGCCCAGATCAGGAGTACAAATCGAATGAGGAGTGGCTGCTCAGACACCCAACGCATCAGTTTCACACCGAGGAAGATTCGGATCTGGCAAATCGTGAAGTGATCTACGTGGAGGCCTATTGCCGGGTAGATGTCCTGGGAACAGGACGCAGACAACTCCGCAAGATCTGCACAGCTGGAAACGCCTACAACATCATCAACAACGAGCCTGTCGATGAGCATCCGTTTGTCCTATTCCGGATGCAGCCCTTGCCTCATTCAGTCGAGGGGATGAGCCTATACGATGAGGTTGGAGATCTGCAACGGATCCGGTCAGCACTCCTGAGAAACCAACTGGATTCTTTGTCGCTTTCAGTCAACCCCAGATTTGCGTATCTGGAGCAGGCTGTAGATATTGACGCTCTGGAAAATACGTCTCTGAATGCGATGATCCCAATGCGCCAGTTGGGCGCAATTCAGCCGATTGATATTCCCAACACAGCCTCCCAGGTCTTTCCGATGTTGGAGTACCTGGACAAGATTGCCGAAGCGAGAACAGGGATCAGTCGCGCCTCACAAGGTTTGGAAGCAGAGCATCTCCAAAGTACGACCCGAGCAGCTGTAGAAATGCAGCGGGGGGCTGCAGAAGCGAGGTTGGAGCTCATTGCCAGAAACATTGCCGAA